TAATCAATCACCAGATTGGTTGGCATATGCTCCAGCCATTGGCGTTGCTTCTTTAGTCATTAAAAATATATCAGATTGGTATTTTAAGCGTGTTGAAGTAAAGCTGGCAATTAAGAAGGCGGAAAATGACACAAATTAAATTAGGACAAAAACAAGAATTGTTCAGCAGGTTGATGTGTAAGTTAATGTTTTTTATTCACGAAAGAGATCATGAAATAAGGGGCGGCGATTGGTTTAGGGATCCCAGATTGCATGGCACAATAGGAGAAAATAAAGGGTATGGCCATAAAAACTCATGTCACAAGTTAAAACTTGCAGTTGATTTAAACATATTCAAAGACGGTAAATTATTTAAAACCAGTAAAGACCATGAGCCATTTGGTCTTTACTGGGAATCACTGCACCCACTTTGTAGGTGGGGCGGTAGGTTCAATGATGGGAACCACTACTCACTTGAGCATAACGGGAGTAAGTAAATGTTAAGCGAAATAATTAAGGGTTTAGTGTCGCCAATTTCCAACTACATGTCAAAACGTAGTGACAACAAGACTGCTGTAATCCAACAGAAAGTACAGCGGGTTATGAATGCAGATAATAAAGAAGCTGAACTAGCCCTTATACTATCAGAGGGCATGAAGTTTTCTTGGAAAGATGAATACTGGACAATAGTGCTTTCTATACCAGCTATCGCGTGTTTTTTCCCAGCAGCAGCACCGCACGTTAGAGAAGGATTCAAAGTCCTAGAAACAATGCCGCAATTCTACCAGTATTGGTTAGGTATTTGTATATTAACAGCGTTTGGAATGAGAATGAGGAAACCTTGATTTTTCGGGGGAGAAAAGGCGGAATAGTCGCCTTATTTATTGCGGTAAATAAGGCGACTTGAACGCTTTTATTGAAGGTTTAAAGACTCAATATTTTCGATATTTATATTTTCTATTTTCGTTCTAGCTATCATACGACGCTTATAAACGCTACGATGTTGTTCAATGCGACGGTCATCTACCTCTTTACGCATTTTAATAATTTTGTCGGTTACTTGTTTGGGGGTCATTTCCATCTCTAATCCGCCTTAGGTTTTTTAGATTCAAGGTCTTTGGATACCAATGTAGCGTATCCCGCAATATCATCCCAGTGGTCTTGGATATCTGCTCTGCCGACTGATACACGGGCCAATTTATGGCATATCATATGTATCGACTCGCGCATTACATCGGATAATGGACTGTTATTGTAGTCCATTATTGTCCTTTGCAACATCTGAGTCATTTTAGCTTGCTGGCCATAGTCGCCATGGGTCGTTGCGCGTTGCGCGAGAATTTTATTTACGTCTGCCATTATTTTTCTCCTAGTCTTAGTATGGTATTTAGTTCATTTTCGTCGATGCACGGTCCCCACGTCTGTACCGACACGTATCGCCAGAAAGACGGGGAAGTGTCACTAAATATAGCTGTCAGCCGAGGTTCGACCGCATGTATTATCCCGTGGGATATTTGGCCATCAATTTCGTGCCTCCATAATATCCACAGATTCCTAGCTCCTGCTCGCCCCCGTCTCCGGAACCACGTCATTTGTGATGGACGTAATTTAAACTTCTTTTTTCCATGTGTCCATTTAAGTTCCAGCCAATTATCGCGCCCGCCAGCATGGTGGTTGGTATCAGGGACGCCGTTAGCAGTGGCGTGTGATTCAATTTGCGACAGATGGCCCCCCAAAAGCGTACCTAAATATTTACGTAATGCCTTTTCACTCATATCATCCCCTCGGCGCTTTCATTATTTCGGTTGCTATTTCATTCAAGACACCAGTAATTATGGGGTCGTGTATGGCATATGCTCTTCGGGTGAATTCATCTTTTAATTGAGCGGCTACGGCTCTTGCTCTTTTGCCAATGCCGAAATCATCAAGAAAATGGCCCGACTCCAAGACATCAATTGCTTTCAAGACTTCCACTAATCCAGGGTGTAACTCCTCGACATTTTTTTGATACCCTTCCAGCTTGTTGGGTTCGATACCCTTTTCACGCATTCTTGCTTTTGCTGGTGATGGTATATCGCCCGTCAAGATTTCGTCGAGATCGTGCTCCATCGCGGCTTTCATCATTAACGTATCGTCAATCTCCATACGACGGCAAAAATCTCTGGCTATCATAGCTACATTAAATGTGTGCTCGGCTAACGATTGGGGTTTAGCCGTGGCAACGATAGTCCATCGGCTGATATGCTGTGCCCTAAGTATCTCATGAATTTTCAACATTTTTACGACTCCTATATTTAATTACCTGTTGCTGGATCAACGCTACTAGAAAATTTTGGACATCGGCTGCCTCTTGTAAAATATCCATCAAACTAGCGCTGTTTATAGCTTCGCGTAATTCATCCATTTCATGCTGCATCAAGGCGAGTATTTCTCCCGCTTCTGCATTTTCGATTTTACCTTTGTGGCTATTCATGGCCATTTTCACACTAGCCATATCGTTTATGATTTGCTTTGTCTCTGCGTAATTATCCATTTCCCAAATCCTCGATATCACATCGGGCAGCACCAAACCCAATGTACCGGACTTGCTCTTTGTATCTTTTGGCGATAGCTGTTCCCTTTTCTATGTCGTAATTAACAAAATTGAGAAATATTTCATCAGGTTCACACGCCGCGATAGCTTCTTCGATTTGCTGATGACTAAATGAAAATATCCGCCGCTGCCGCTGGGTCACTGTTGTCAATTCAGGCTTTTGTCCCACATCTTCCCACGTTAATTCGTCTTGATCGTCATAGACATCTCCGCTGTAGCCATCTGCCGTACTGCCAACTCTTATGGGGTGGACACGTGCCGTACCCACCACAGTGCCCAACATGCTTAGTGGAATACCCATATCCGACATGAATCTCGCTGGTACACAATCACGACTCGTGCAGTAGGGCCAAAATCCGGCATTCAATCCTAATGAGTATCCCTGTGCTGCCTCGGCTAAAATATTGTCAGATGCTTTTAGAAGAAGTATCCATTTACGGTTGTCTATAACTTGGACCATGACGCCATTGGATATCTTGATGTTGTCTGCAAATTCTTTAAGATCCGCCGAATTTTTAGCTTGGTAGTCTTCTTTTGGGTTCCTCAACATTTTAGCTATTGACGCCGCTGCACTTCCCTGCATGGTGGATGAAATGCCGCTTAAGTTGGCCTGCTCAAATGCTTTGTGGTCTGCGTGTAGTAATGTCGCGCCCTCATGTATCCATACAGTTTTACCTGATAATAAATCCGCACTGTTATATACTTCCTTTGCTAGCTGCTCTAGGCTGAAAACTGACTGCGGCCCGATCATAACATTTTTTAACTTGGGTGACACTATACCGTTAGGAATAACCTTGTGGATCCACGTCCGGCCAACGTCGTTAATGTACGTGTGGCCAGCGTTCGGCATGTTGGCATTGATTACGGTATCATGCTCATCACGTTCAGCCAGATATCCAGCTATCAGACCTTTGCCCGTAGACCCAAATTGGAGGTCAACAATCATCGTCACTTTTGAATTATTCATATTTCTTTTCCTGTCGTGCTGTTGTAGGCCAAATGGGCCTGTTCTTGTGTGGGTACTTCAAACATTCGGACGCGTTTGCCGCCGTTCCGTCTTACTATTTCTGGGTCTGCGGGTCGTATTTCATTAAATCCGTATTCCGACACATTCATATAAAACAACGCTTTAGACACTAACCGCTCTTTGATGCCTGATGTCGAGCACCAAACCTTATATGAATCGTATAGATCAGCCTTTGATACTAAGGATGGCCACATATTCTCTTGGAGGCCTTCGGCTCTATAACAAATGATTTCCATACTTCCGGCTTCCATCATATCGAACCACCACATTGCCATCGTATCGGCTCTTGACTCAATATACCGCTCGCGTTGGTCAATCAAAGATGCTGTTACGGGCGCTTTCGACAAATTGGAAGTGACTTTTCGTTCCAATAACTCGGCCATCATTGCTTCTATCCCGCCGCTCCTCATTTCAAGGTAAATCGGGCTGAACCATTGAGTGTTACTGGCCTTATCAGGTAAGACATTCAACACAAACCATCTCCGAGATTCGGGTCCGGCGGGTATGAACCACTTTTCGTTGGACGCTATCCCGACTCTTGCACAATTTTTGAAGGAATAGGCATCAAGTCCTTTACGTTCGACCGTCAATTTAGGCTCAGATACCATGGCTTTCAATGTTCCTGCCGTTTTTTTACTGCCGCCGTATATGACTTCGTCGGCAAAAATCAATAGGGCGTCTTGCAGGTGGCCATTAAATTGCCCCGTAAAATGCTTTTCCTGTGTTACATGCTTGTAATGGCGTCCAATGGTACGTCCTATTGCTTCCATAAATGTCCCTTTGCCACAACCTTCGATTCCATGCAGAACAACAGCACAGCCCTTCGGATTTGCTGGGTCTTGGTACAAGTCGGCCATCCAGTCTAGGAGCCATGTGGAATACTCAACATTTCCGGCACATATGATGTCCATTATATGGGTCTTTAGCTTGCTCCAATCCCCCTTTTCAGGCTCCGAAGTCCAGCCGCGCCACATGTTGTATACTAAACCCGTAGAGGCTTCATATTCTTTAGGCTGGTCGGGGCGAAAATGCATCCCTCCTCTGAACTCTTTTCGCTGTTCGTCCCCCAGCCATATGACCGATTTCGGGACAGGTTTTGCTTGACCGCCCATAGTTGAAACCGACACACGTTGGTTCATAGTTATTAGCTTGAAATCCTCAACGGACATGAGTTGAACATCTTGGTCGGGATCGCTATTGAGCTTATTGCCGATTACACGAATTTTTCCGCCGATGACAGCTATTCCCCATTCAGCGTTCATTTCTTGGATTAGCTCATCATATTCAGACTTTTCGCCAGTAAATTCCAATTCTGTGACGTTGGCTTGTACCTTATATCCGCCTGCTTGGGCAAAATAAATCAGTGTTCCAATACGTATTGGGCCATATGACTTGAATCCCGACCATCTCTGGCCGCATTCGCCTTGCTCATATCGCTCGCCAGATTCGGACCACTTATCCCACAACCTAAGTCCTGTATCATCGGGGTGTTGGCTATGGATGGATTGCCCTATTTTGACCCAATCTTCATATTCCAACTCATTCTGGTTGATACACTGTAGCATCTTCCAAATGTCCCGTGGTGAAAAATGCTGTTCCAACGCTTCTTCGTCCACGTTCTCGTTCCCGCGACCCGTACCCCGTGGCTCAGTATCCCACGGGGTACCCATAAGCTCTTCGACCCACTCGGGAGCCTCCATGACCCTGCCGCCATCAGACCACTCGTATGTCTTGCCGTTAATAGACGACGGCCACGCCACAATATGAGAACCATTAGCACCTTTGCCGCCCCTAGTATCAATGCCTTTTGCGATTTTACTGGTGGAAGACCTGCCCCTTTCAAACCATTGGAAGACATAGTGTTCGCCGCCGGACGGGGTATTTTGTTTCAGCGTTTTAATTTCACCATGGTCTTTGACCATTTCCTTTAAAGCGTCAAACCCGTTCTTATCCTTCCCATTATCCACATCTAGTACAAATATCCCATCTTCGGCCCCGCAACATATGCCGATATTCCAGCCTTTATATTTGCCAGTAAACCACGTTTCGACTGTTTTTTTGTTGCAGGACGCACTTCCATAATGTAGCCCCGTGCTTTTCTGGGGTATGGCCTTTTCATTAGGTCTGATAGGAATTACGTAAAATCCTTCTTCGGCATACATTACAGCCGCCGCCAAGACCCTATCCTCGAAATCCTCTATTAAGTTAATAGATTCAATTCGTTTGTAATCTAGCTTCATTTAAGCTCTCCGCTTTTTGCGCCGTGCCAACTGTAGCCTGCGCCATCTAGGTCTAATATCAATGGCACTCGAAAATTCATGTCCGTCGTGTCTGATATTGCTTCGCTAACTATGCGATAATATCTTTTCCAGTCCTCCGGTACTGCCATTGAGTATGAATCGTGCGTATTCAATATCAGATGCCCGTCGCTTCCAAGTGCTTCATTGATGACAAGCCAATTACGCTTATTGATATCGGCACTAGTCGCTTGGATCAAGATTCCTGATGCTTTATACGCTTTGTACCCGTGCGGAAAACGCAATCTGCGCCCAAAAGCTGTCTTAATAACAAATTGCTTCTCAGCGTATAATTTAGCTCTCTCGGCTAACATGTGTACACCTTGGACCCTATCATGGTATTTATTAATGATTTTATTGGCTTCTTTTCCGGCTTTTTGGTATCTAACGCTCTTACCATCTTTGCCCATGAATTCGGACCATTCCCACGGCATCCCCATTTTATCGGCGGTGGCTCCACGACCCTGATTAAAAATCATCGACAGATTTAATTGTTTGGCATTTGGCTCGCCCGAAAATGTAGCGTTTCTGGGCAATCCGGTTTCGTCGGCCACATATTGATGGAAATCTAATGACGGATTTTCCTTGTATGCTTGCACTAGATTATCGTTGTATGCTGCCACAAGATGTGCAAATACCCGCACTTCAAACGATGCTAAATCGGTTTCAAGCCAAACCTTCCCCTGAGGTGGTTTAAAGCACGGCTTGACAATTTGCGCGACTGTTTTATTTCTTGTTGGGATTTGTTGCATGGCTGGGTCGGTATAAGAGAGTCGGCCCGTTCCTGTTCCGCCGTCCTCACCTTTAACTTGATTGATATTGGGGTACACTCGGCCTTCATATTCATGTCCTATAATGTGGGAGCCTAGAAACGTGTCACGGGTTTTAATCAGTGACCGTATCTCGACTATCGACGCTGCAACTGGATGAGTCATATTATGTAGTGCTAGCCCACCAAACGACGGTTTGCCTGCACCAGTCGTTTCCAACGGCGTACCATCGCTGGCGTACCATTGCTGCTCGGATTGATATGGTTGGAATAGATCCCTTACTTGGGGAGAACTATTAACATTGAATTCATGGCCAACAATTTTATTGAGATCTTTTTGGCTTTTATCAATAAGAACCGTTAATTTGTCCATCGCGCTATATGCTTCTTTTTTATCAACATGAATGCCGCGCATCTCAGATTCTACTATCACTGGGAACAATTTCTGTTCAAACGATACTATATCTTGGATCCCTTGCAAAGTGATTTCCTTTTGCTGCCATTGCCACAAGTCATATGCTAATCTAGAATCTTTTTTCGCGTATCGACCCACAAGGCTGGCAGGCAATTCAGATATACGCTCCATAATTCTGCCCTTGGCGGTCCGGTCTGGTAATCCGAAATACTCACAAGCTTCAACATGAAAATCCTCATCTTTTCTTGTTCCAAGATACTTGTCGGATAAATAATCGAGAGAATACCCTCCCCTCTGCTTTGACCATGGGAAAACCGTAGATTCGTGTTCATTAATGAGACTAGCTCGGACCATAGTACACTGGAATAATGACTTTTGAATGTTGTATCCAGCAGATGAAAGCATTTTGACATCGAATGAGGCATTATGGGCGGCAATGATAGGTCTTTTCCGAGCAATTGCACTGAGTAACTCATCTGTTGCTCCTGTGCGGTCACTTCTAAAATCGATATACGTGTCGGACCATTTTGTACTAACAGAAACACTAAATGCCTTGTCTCGTGGGTAATACGTGCCTGTTGTTTCGGTGTCAATTGCAATCATATCTGAATTAACGATTTCATCAAATAACTTACCCATGACTTCTCTCCTAGAAAGGGATATCTTCGTCGAAATCGAAATCGTCTTTTTTATCATCTGGCTTTGTGGTCGGTTTGTTCTGTTCCGCATTGTCGGCGGTCATCGCCAAAGATAAAAATCCTTTACCATTCCGGCCTTTTTTCTTCCAACCCGACAGCCAAAATTTATTGATCGTCCCGCAACTAGGGCACACTGGCTCGCATTGGCCTTTGAAATCCGGCGACTTGTCATTTTGTCG